CCTCGCGGCGTTCCGGTTGCTCCTCGGGCGCCTATGATTCCTCAGCAGGCTGCACCAGCTGCTGGTGGCCCTCGCATCGGTGTTGGGCGCTCTCGCTCGGGCAAGCCTGACGTTGGCGCCATCCGCGCCGCCATGGCTCGCGCAGCCACCCAGGCCATGCCTGAGAACGCGCCGAGCATGATGAAGAAGGGCGGAAAGGTTAAGTGCTAAATGGCCGTCTCCGGTACAGTCTCCACGACCGTATTCAAGACCCGGAAGGTGATTGATCACGCCTTCCGGCGCTGCCGTATGCAGCCACAGCAGATTACGTCTGAGCTGATCGACATGGCGAAAGATGACCTCTTTCTGCTGTTGTCGTCGCTTGGCAGTCAGGGTGTCCCTCTTTGGTGCATCGAGAAAGAGATCCTCCCCCTCTATCTCGGGCAGGCAGCTATTGTGCCACCCAAGGGTACGATGGACATCCTGAATGCCAATTTCCGCTGGCTGTCTCGGCAGAATGGGCCGGTGCAGTACAGCACGCCGGGAGGCATTCCGTCGTTCGCCTTCGACGGGGATCTCGACACGTCCTGCGCCCAGACCGGCCCAAACGGCAATATTGAGATCGCCTACATCGGCGCCGATCCCATCAACGACCCCCAGTCGCAGGTGCAGGTGACGACGGTCGGCGTGATGATGGCGACCACTGGCACCTTCAACATCGCCTTCGAATGGTCAAATGATGGCGTGACGTGGACTTCATCCCTGTCGCCTGGCTCGGTGCTCTACACCGCAGGCCAGTGGCAGTGGTACGACATCGACGGAACTCAGCCGGTCAACTACTTCCGTATGCGTGAGACGGGTGGCAATACGCTGAACGTCGTCGAGTTCTACGCGGCGAACAACCCCACTGAGATCCCGCTCGCTCGCATGAACCGCGACGACTGGACGAACCTGCCGAACAAGACGTTTGCTGGTCGTCCGCTTCAGTATTGGTTCGACCGCCAGCGCGATTATCCGGTGATGCGGATCTGGCCGGTGACGGATACCACCAACATGTTTGGCCAGTTCACCATCTGGCGCCAGCGCTACATCATGGACGTCGGCACCCTTACCGAAGAGCTTGATATTCCCCAGCGCTGGTACGAGACCATCGTCTGGCAGCTTGCGTGGCGCCTGGCGATGGAGCTCCCCGAGTTTGATCTTCAGTTGGTCGGCCCGATCAAGGCCACTGCTGATGAGGCCCTTCGGATTGCGCAGGACGAGGAGCGGGACAACTCGCCGATCTACTTCGCGCCTAACATCTCGCCGTACACACGATGAGTATTTTCCTAGACCCACGCGGAAAATCGACTTTTGGCATCGGGATCTGCGCCCGGTGTTCAAGAAAGATGTCGCTTGAGGATCTCTCTTCGGACCCTAACTATCCCGGCCTCTATGTGTGTGCTGAGGACAAGGATCAGTTCGACCCTTACCGGCTGGCCGCACGTCAGCCTGAGCGGATTAGCTTGTTTCACCCTCGCCCAGACACTAATATCGCGCTGAACATGCTTGGCACGATTTCGCAGGATGATGACCTCTTCATCATCGGCGAAGAAGGCGATGGGTATCTGGTCCCATGACGAACAATCCGCGCGTCCCTACAAATCTCATCCCGACAAAAATCACGCAGTTGCCTTTGGCGGAAAACCCGCAGGCTTCTGATACAACCATTGTTGTTCAGGGTGGGATAACCAAGCGCGCGACCCTCGCACAGTTCCTCGGCGTCATAGGCCCCACGGGCCCGACTGGGCCTACAGGGCCGACTGGGCCGGGGTCTGTCGTTCCTGGCCCCACAGGCCCCACTGGGCCTACCGGCCCCCAGGGCAACGCCATTACGGGGCCTACCGGGCCGACGGGGCCTACAGGCCCCACAGGGCCTACGGGGGCGCAGGGAAGCACGGGAGAGATCGGCCCAACGGGCGTGGCGGGCCCTACGGGCCCCACGGGGCCCACGGGTCCGCAGGGGAATGCGGGGCCTTACGGGCCAACGGGGCCGACGGGGCCGACGGGCGTTCAGGGGATTACCGGGCCCACGGGCGCCACGGGAGCGGCGTCTACTGTTGCTGGCCCGACCGGCCCGACTGGCCCAACCGGGCCCACTGGGCCTACCGGAGCGGCATCAACTGTGCCTGGGCCGACAGGTCCGACAGGGCCTACGGGCGCCGATTCAACCGTCCCTGGCCCGACTGGCCCGACCGGCTTGAATGGCCCCACTGGACCTACGGGGCCAACGGGAGCGGCGTCTACTGTTGCTGGCCCGACAGGGCCTACGGGACCTGCGGGCTTGAACGGCTCGACGGGCCCGACGGGGGCAGCGGGCGTGAACGGGCCTACGGGCCCAACTGGCCCGACTGGCGCTGCTTCAACTGTTGCCGGGCCGACCGGCCCGACAGGGCCTACGGGACCAACCGGAGCCACGGGCGCCACGGGCGCTGGCGGAGCGCTGGGCTATTGGGGGTCGTTCTGGGATACGACAGATCAGACTGCTGCTGCCGCCAACACGGCCTATTCCATCGGCTTGAACAGTTCTGACCCCGACAACAATGGCATCAGCATTGCCTCTGGCACCCGCGTCACCTTCGCCTATGCAGGCGTTTACAGCCTGACGTTCTCAATCCAGTTCGTGAACACTGACACGCAAATCCATGACGTGAACGTGTGGCTGCGCAAAAACGACAGCGGCAGCAGTGGCAACATTCCAGATAGCGACACGCGCCTCAGCATCCAGCAAAAGCACGGTGGCGTTGACGGTTACGGCCTGATGACCGTTAACTTCATGCTGAAGCTGGCGGCTGGCGACTACATCGAGATGATTTGGGCGACAACCAATACGGCCTTGTCGATCCAGACGGTTCCGGCTGGCACGTCGCCTGTATCGCCGCAGATCCCCAGCGTGATCTTCACCGCTCAGCAGGTCATGTACACCCAGCTAGGCCCCACGGGGCCGACTGGGCCAACTGGACCCACCGGAGCTACAGGCGCGTCAATTACTGGCCCAACCGGCTCAACTGGCCCCACTGGGGCCAATTCTACGGTTGCAGGGCCTACTGGACCTACTGGGCCCACAGGGCCGACAGGCGCGGCTTCGACTGTTTCAGGGCCAACAGGACCCACTGGCCCAACTGGTGCGGCTTCAACCGTTGCTGGACCTACAGGCCCAACAGGGCCTACAGGAGCGGCTTCAACGGTTGCCGGTCCTACTGGACCCACCGGGCCTACAGGCGCCGCATCTACAGTTGCAGGGCCTACAGGGCCCACCGGCCCCGCTGGCGGCAGCAGTAACATCACTGTCTATGACGAGGGGTCACTGCTTACCTCTAGCGTCACAAGCTTTAACTTCACCGGCTCTGGCGTTACTGCGACTGCGGCGACAAACGCTGTCACGGTGAATGTGCCGGGTGCACTGACTTATTCTCGAACATCATTTACTGCGACTGCTGGGCAGACAACATTTACTGTCACATATACCGTAGCCAATGTGCAGGTCTATGTGAATGGTGTTCTGCTTGCGACTAGTGAGTACACATCCACAAGCGGTACAAGCATTGTGCTTGGGACCGCCGCTGTCGTAAACGACATCGTTGATGTCATAACGTGGGTCTAAATTAATGGCCAAAAACAGAAATTTATCAATCATGGCGCAGGGCGCTAGTACGGCTGGCATTCTTGCTGGCGGCTACGGTGGGCTTGGCGTAAGCATTTCGCCGACAACTACCGGCAATACAATCTTCACCACTGATGGGACAAACTGGTCATCGACGCAGAAGATTGTGCGCGGAACTTCGGTATCTACTGCCGCCGCCGCAACATTTACGGGCGCAACAGTTGGCATCAATACAACGCTTACAGCATCGGCTGTGACCGGAACTATCGCGATTGGTCAAACACTTTCGGGCACAAACATAGCCGCTGGCACAACCATCACAGCATTTGGCACGGGTTCTGGCGGTGCGGGCACCTATACCATCAGCCCAGCATCAACAGGAACTGTGAGTGGAACGGTTACTGCCGGGTCTGTAGCCATAGATTTCACGGGTTTTCCGTCTTGGGTAAAGCGTATCACATTGGGACTTGTGGCTGTAAGCACGACTGGTACATCACCATTGATAATGAGAATTTTCAATAGTGGGTCTATTGTCACCTCTGGGTACAACGGCGCTTATGTCGGAATAGGTTCTGTTGCGCTCACTACCACTGTTTACACTGGCGGCTTCCCCATAACTAACGCAACAGCTGCTGCGGGCGTTTGGCACGGAAATTTTGTTTTAATGGATATGAGCTCTGCTGGCCTGACATACACTGGTGTTTGCGCAAGAACTGACACCGCTGGCGCAACTCTTTCTTCAAGTTCTTATGGAACTGCAACAATCACAGGCATTCGCCTTACCACGCAGAACGGAACCGATGTTTTTGATGCAGGCAACGTCAACATTTTCTACGAATAGGAGGCTCATTTGCAGCGCATAGAAGTCAACGTCGAGACTGGTGAAGTAAAGGTCATCCAGTACACGCCAGAGGAAGAGGCTGAAGCTTTGGCCTATGCCGCAACTGTGCAAGAGCCTGTGCCAGTTCCTCCAACTCTGGAAGAGTTGCAGGCGCAGCTTGCTGCTATTTCGGCGCAAATACAGGCGCTGGCGAATGCGGGGTAAGATATGCCATTGAAGATCGCCGTCTACGCAATCAGCAAGAACGAAGAGCAGTTCGTCGAGCGGTTCTGCGAATCAGCTAGGGATGCGGATCTCATTCTCATTGCAGACACGGGAAGCACAGATGGGACGGTGGAGCGGGCTCGGTCGTGTGGCGCTACAGTTCACGACATATGTATTGCTCCTTGGCGGTTTGATCTTGCTCGTAATGCTGCTCTTGCCCTTCTGCCTCGGGATGTGGATGTTTGCATTAGTCTTGATCTTGACGAGCTTCTAGAGCCGGGATGGCGAGAGGAGATCGAGCGTGTATGGACCAAAGGAACCACCCGGCTCCGCTACATGTTTGATTGGGGATGCGGCATCAGCTTCTATTACGAAAAGATCCACGCCCGAAAGGGCTACATGTGGCATCACCCCTGCCACGAATATCCTATCCCTGACGGACGCATTGAAGAGGTCTGGGCGCAGACAGACATGCTCCTTGCAGTCCACAAGCCGGACCCGACAAAGAGCCGGGGACAGTACATGGATCTTCTGGAGCTTTCCGTAAAAGAGGACCCAGACTGCCCGCGCAACGCCTTCTATTACGCCCGCGAGCTCAGCTTTCATGCCCGGTGGGAGGAATCCATTGTGGCCTGCAAAAACTACCTGAAGCTGCCTCGAGCCACATGGCACAACGAGCGCTGCTACGCCTACCGAGTCATGGGCAGGTGCTATAACGAGATCGGCCTTAACCAAGAGGCCGAGCAGGCCTTTCACTCTGCGGCTGGCGAGGCGCCAAACACCCGCGAGCCTTGGTGCGAATTGGCTATGCTCATGTACCGTCAGCAGCGCTGGGAGGAATGCTTCGCCTACGCCATGCGGGCGCTCAGGATTACCGATCGGCTTGCTGTTTACACTTGCGACCCCGCCGTGTGGGGTCACCAACCCCATGATCTCGCCTCAATTGCGGCCTGGCATCTTGGCATGGCCGAGATCTCAATTGAGCAGGCTCGCCTTGCGGTGGAAAAATCACCTGATGATCTACGCCTGCGGGCGAACCTCGCCTTCGTGACAGCACCCCCCGGTTCAGATATAATGGCCGCAGAATAGGATCACCGCCATGGCAAGCACTTTTACATCTTATGTAGCGAAGGACATAGGCACGTCGGCCTCGACGCTGGTGACGGTTGCTGCGGCCACTCAGACGACTGTCGTGGGGCTTTGCATCGCCAACACCAGCGCCGCTGACATCACTGTTGATGTCTATATCACGAGATCGGCGGTCAACTATTATGTAATCAAGGGCGCCACAGTGCCTGTCGGATCGACCTTTATCATGTCTGGTGGCGATCAGAAGATCATTCTGATTGCGGCTGATGCACTGAAAGTGGTGTCGTCCGCTGCAACATCCGCTGATGCTGTCATGTCCGTCCTTGAGCTCACCTGATAGGGGTCTGCTATGCCTTCAAGTTCAGGCTATCTCAGGTCGGTTCCTAATCCAGCGCAGCCCCTCGGGGGCGGCAAGGACAAGGCTTTTTTCGTCAATGACTCGACGATTGCCTATAACTACACAGTACCGACCAACAAAAACGCAATGACGGCTGGTCCGGTGTCGATCAATTCTGGAGTCACTGTTACCGTTCCGTCTGGCAGCACTTGGAGTATCATCTGATGCCTGTTTCAATCAAAGGCTCTGGTGGCGGCTCTGTCACTCTCGATGCTGGCGCGGCTGCTGCTGATACGACGCTGACGCTGCCCAATGTGAGCGGAACGGTGGCGTTGACTGCGAGCCCCACGTTCAGCGGGACGCTCACAGCCACGACAATCACCAGCCCGGCCTCCACGGCTCTCACCATTCAGTCGGCTGGCACGACTGCGATGACGGTTAGTACAGCGCAGAAAATATTAATGGGCACAACAACTGCTGCTTCTGGTGGCGGTGTTGTGCAAACTATTGTTGGTCAGGGTTCTAATGATGGTGGCATTCAATTAACGTCTGGAACCGGGGTCAGCGGCGGCGGCATAGCTATCAATTCGCTGGCTGGCGGCGGTGTTAAATTTTTTAATTTTACTGGCAACGCTGGTTCTGAAAGTTACACCGAAAGTATGCGCATCGACACCAGCGGCAATTTGCTGGTGGGTACGACGAGCCGCATCTCAAGCGGAAAAGTAAGCGTTGCGTCTAGCGAAACTGGATATTCTACAACTATTTCTGGGGGAGCTGGTGTTGGTGTCGGGCTTGACATTCAAAGAACAACAGCCAATGGCGACGTTTGTTATTTTCGCAGCACGACAGGTCTTGCCGGATATATAACCGTCACTGGAGCATCAACTTGCACATACAATCAAGTCTCTGACTATCGACTGAAAGAAAACTTCGTTTCAATTCAAAACGGTTTATCGACAATAAACCAATTGTCCCCATTCACATATACTTGGAAAGCGGACGGAACTGTTGGTGAAGGTTTCATTGCCCATGAACTTCAAGCCATTATTCCGTTTGCTGTTACTGGCGAGAAAGATGCTCTGAACGTGGATGGTTCGATCAGGCCGCAAGGCGTAGACTACAGCAAGATCGTCGTACATCTTGTCGCCGCCATCCAAGAACTATCCGCCAAGAACGACGCGCTTGAGGCTCGTATCGCTGCGCTGGAGGCTAAGTAATGGCTATCACCCTCAACGGCACTACCGGCATCACAACCCCCGCAGATACCGTCACCGGCAATGCGAGCGTGGGTGGGACGCTGAACGTAACTGGCGCAACCACTCTTGGCGCTGCCACTCTTGGCGCTACGACTGCCACATCGCTCTCGGTTGCTGGAACTGCGGCTGTTGCAGTTGCTCCCGGCACCAACGGCAATGTGCTGACGAGCAACGGCACGGTTTGGACAAGCGCGGCACCGGCAGCGGGTGGCGTTACATCCATTGTTGCCGGAACCGGCATCACCACATCCGGCACGACTACTGTGACGGTGAATGTCGCGACAACAGCGGGCGCTGTTGGAACTTATGCCCTTTTGGGAAGTTCTGGAGCAAATTTTACCGCTGGAAGCACTTATGCCGGTTCTGGCTTAAATTACGCGGGGCTCCCTACTTATAGCGTAAATGGTCAAACAGGGGGGTGTCAAAATTTTACATATACAGCGGCGCAAGTCAGTTATGGTTCCGCAGTATCTGGAACATGGAGAGCTATGGGAACGGTTGTTGGCAGCACCAACGCCTCTGCAAACTTGTTTTTGCGGATCGCATAATTGGAGGGAGCAATGGCTACTATTGAATATATGAAATCTCCCGTCTACTCCACGGAAGATGGAAGCACTATCGACTGCATCTTGAAGCTTTCGGCTTTTGATGTTGAACTCCCTTTTACGGCGAGTGCAAACGACATCGAGCCGCATGGCGTTGCAATCTACAATGCGCTCTTGGCTGGCGAGGCTGGTCCAATTGGCGCGTATGTTCCTCCTCCGCCGCGCCCTGTAGCTGATCCTGTTGTGCCCGTAACAACCGCGCCAGTGGTGATCTGATGATGGAACTATCAGCCATCTCCTTCGGCAAGCTCAATGGGACTCGTTACGACTTCCCATTGGCGGGGGATGTATTGCCTATGCACACACATGGCGAGACGGACACGCACATCAGCATCGTCAGCAAAGGCTCGTTCAGGGTTCATGGGGATGAGTGGGAAGTGACGCTCGTGGCGGGGAATGTGGTAGATTGGCCCGCGCATCAGGCCCATGAGTTCATCGCGCTTGAGGACAACTCGCGCCTCGTCAACATCGTGAAGGGCTAAGACATGTCTACAGCCAAGGTCGTCACCATCCTCCACCCCTCCAGCGCGGTGAACAACATCGTCAACGACGCCAGCGGCAACGTGGCCGTGGGCAACAATCTGACGGTGGCGGGCACATCTACCATATCCGGCAACGAGACTGTCACCGGCACTCTTGTGATGGGCTCCAGCTTCAAGCGCAACCGCATCATCAATGGGAACATGCTCATTGATCAGCGGAATGCTGGGGCGAGTGTGACGCAAACAACTTCTGTGCTTTACACTCTTGATCGTTGGTCATGTTATGGCAGCGTAGCGTCTAAGTTTACCGTCCAGCAAAATGCAGGATCAGTAACGCCGCCCGCAGGATATACCAAATATCTTGGCGCAACCTCTTCCTCTGCATACACCGTTGGCGCATCTGAGTTTTTCTTTATCCAACAAGTGATTGAAGGATACAACGTCGCTGATCTTGGATGGGGCGCCGCCGGTGCGCAAAGCGTTACTCTGTCTTTTTGGGTGAGAAGCTCTTTGACTGGAACATTCGGCGGAACGCTGTCAAACGATGCTACAAACCGTGTTTACCCCTTTACGTACACAATCTCTTCTGCAAACACATGGGCAGCAATTTCCGTGACGGTTGCTGGCGACACATCTGGTACTTGGCAGACCGGAACGTCTGGAGGGCTGGTTGTTAACTTCAACATGGGCGCTGGCGCAACTGTGTCTGGCACTGCTGGCGCATGGTCTGGTTCAACGCTTCGCGCACCAACTGGCGCAGTCTCCGTTGTCGGCACCAATGGCGCAACCTTCTACGTCACAGGCGTCCAGCTAGAAGTCGGCACCAAAGCGACCCCCTACGAGATGCAGATATACAGCGATCAGTTGGTGCAGTGTCAGAGGTATTATGAGATTGGCGGCATAACCGCAGTCGCGACTAACATCTACCAGAACACTTGCTGGTTTAAAGTTCAGAAGCGGGCTGCTCCGACGCTAACGCTCGTAGCTGGAGGTTTGGGTGGTGCAACCCTTAGCGGCATGAACGCCATTGATTATGGCGGTGTAATCGCCGGGATAAGTGGGTTCCGCCAAAATGGAGCGTCTAGCGGTGCAATAGACGCAGTTATTTCGGTATCAGCGGAGCTTTGATCATGTACACCAACGCTCAATATTACAACAACACGTTGACCGGCCAATCGCCCGCTGGCATTCGCTGCGACATCAACGGCGTGACAAGCTTCGTGCCGCTCGACCCCGCCAACACCGACTACCAGAACATCATGCAGCTTGTCGCTGAAGGTAAGCTGACCATCGCACCGGCAGAATGAAAGACCCCAGCCGGTTAGGGCTGGGGCAAGTGTTTCGAACAGATCACTGAGTGGGCCGGGCCTGCAAGCGGCTAACGCAAAACCATCGCCGTATGTAAGCCAAAGACCATTCCTTGACGCAGGCAGTGTCGCACGGTCCTGAGAGGTGTCAACCGTTTTGACCGTGACATGAACACAATGTAGAATTTTGATGGTGCAACGCAGGATAGGTTGATGGAAACCCAGACGCTGATCAACTTTGCTCTCGGCGCCTTCCTGGCGCTCATTGGCTGGCTTGCCAGGCAACTGTGGGAAGCTGTTGAGCGCCTGAAGTCCGACATCCACCAACTTGAGGTTGAGCTTCCAAGCCGCTACGTCAGGCGCGAAGAGTTTTCAGAAGCTCTTAAAGAAATCAAAGACTTGTGCCGACAGATCTTCGACAAGGTTGACAGCTTGGAAAAGCGAAAGGCCGACAAATGAGCACGACCGAAGAGAAGCAGGAGAAGATCGCTCTTGAAATGGCGGCAAGTGCCAGCAAGGGCGCGCTGGTTGAGAAGATCGTCTTTGCTGGCATTCCAATCCTGTTCTCTTGCGTCGTCTATCTCATGAGTTCGCTTTCTGCTGCCAACAACGAGATTATTCAACTAAAGTCGAAGGTGGCTGTGGTCGTCAATGCTGACAACAAGGCCATCCCCCCGCAGGGGACGACCATAGACATGGCGCAGATCAGGGAGCACTTGAGCGACCAGATCTCCAAGGTTGACCGAGAAAGCGCCTTGGCCCGCGCCGCAATGACT